AACTCCCATCCGAAGCCCCGAAGCCAACCGCCTCTGCAATCGTGGAGCAACGGAAGGCATCAGCCGCCCAAAACTTTGCGGCCATCGCACAATCAATCCAAACTCTTAAAAACTCCAAATAACCTTAACCCCCTAAAAACAAAATCATGGCATTTTCTTTCGGAAACCTATCAGCCTACACCGACCAACAAAGGCTGCCCCTCATCACCAAAGCGGTTTTCGCCGCTCGCTCTGCTGCCCTCTTTACCAAGCAAGTTGGTATCAAGTCGGCTGCTGCCCTCAACCTCATGGACACCGATGCAAACATCGGGTCAGGAACTGTCTGCGGTTGGTCTGCAACAGGCAACACGACCTTCAGTCAGCGTAACATCACCGTTGGCGTGATGAAAATCCAAGAGGCTCTTTGCCCTCGCTCACTTGAACAATACTGGATGCAGTCCCAGTTGACTGCTGGTAGCCAATACGATGGCGTTCCATTTGAGCAGGCTTTCTCCGAGCAGAAGGCTCTGCGTATCGCCGAAGCCTTGGAAACCGCCATTTGGCAGGGTAACTCCTACTTCAGCGGTGTAAACCAACTGCTGAACGCCGCATCGGGTTCCACGGTTCTCGCCAACGCCTCATCTACAACTTGGAATCCAGTATCGGCTTCCGTCGGTATCACGACTTCCAATGTCATCACCATCTTTGACAAGGTTTACAACGACATCCCGCAAGCCATCCTCACCAAAACTGACCTCGTCATTTTCTGCGGATGGAACAACTTCCGCACCTTGATTGGAGCGTTGAAGTCGCAGACAGGTGTCATGTATAACCAAGTGGACCTCCAAGGGTTGGCCGATGGTGACATCATCTACCCTGGTACAAATGTCCGCATCGTTGCCGTCCCAGGTTTGACCTCTACCAACCGCATCGTTGCAACTTACCTCGGCAACCTGTTCTACGGAACCGACTTGCTCTCCGACGAGGAAAACTTTGAGTTGTGGTACTCCAAGGACAACGATGAAGTCCGATTCCAAGCCGCCTTCAAAGCAGGTGTGCAGTTCGCCTATCCCGACTTGATGGTTGACTTCCGCCTGGCCTAAGTGTAAGGGGGGAGGGAAACTTCCCCCCGTTATTTTGTTCCACCCTAAAATAAAATATACACTATGTCTTGCTCCCTAACTACGGGCTACGCCCTCGGATGCCGTGACGCCGTTGGCGGTATCAAAACTATTTATGTCCAAGCGATAAACGCTACGGGTTCCGTGAACACGAACGGCAGCGGCTTGGTAACTGGATTCACGCCTACCTCGGTATCGGGGTCTTGGTTTGAATACGACCTCACAAAGGCGACCTCTTCAATGACGGAAACGCTGAACGCAAGCACCGAAAACGGTACTTTGTTCTACACCCCCGAAGTGACCTTCACCATCAACAAGTTGCAGACCTCCGTCCGCAATGAGTTGCGCCTCTTGGCTCGGAATCGCCTCTTGGTCATCGTCCTTGACAACAACGGACGCTACTGGTTGCTTGGTGCTGCGAATGGCTTGGAAGCCTCCGCTGGAACTGCTGGAACTGGTACTGCATTCGGTGACAGGAGTGGCTACGAGATGACGCTGACGGGCATGGAACCCGATGCAATGCTGAACATCTTGCCAGCAACATTCTCTGCGCTGACCGCACAAATCAGCGGTTCGTAGCGTATCTTTGACCTGCGGGTTCTCATACGCCCGCATGGTTTAGTGGTCTGGGCCATCTCGCAAGGGGTGGCCCTTTTTTTTGTACCTTTGTGTATGAGAATTTGCATCGTTTACAACGCCCACCCGACGGGGTGTTCTTTCTACCGACTGGAAATGCCGAACGCCTACCTCGGCGACAACTACACGGAGTTTGACTATGTCTGCGTGGACAACATCGCCAATGTCAAGGACGAGGACCTAAAGACGGTTGATGTGTGGCTATTTAATCGCTTGTGGTGTCAAGGTACACTTGACCAAATCCGTGGCGTTTACAAGGCTCTGACGGCGTTTGGAGCGAAGGTAATCTTGGACCTTGACGACTATTGGGTGCTGGAATCGGGACACATCATGTATCGGCACTATTTGGACACCAAGTTGGATGAGCAAATCCGTGAACACATCCGCTTGGCTGACCATGTGACCACGACCACGGAACACTTGGCGCAGAAGATTCGCCTGCTCAACAAAGCCGTGACCATCCTGCCCAACGAACCCTACGAGGCTTACCAGCAGTACTTACCCGACACGAATGCCGAACCCGAACCGCATCTCTTTAAAATCGGCTGGTTCGGAGGGGCGCAGCACCAGGAGGACATCGCCTTGGTGGAACATTCGTTTTCCCTGCTTGCCCACGACAAGTCGCTGGATGGGCGATACAAAATCTACCTTGGCGGGTGGAACGAGAACCCTGTCTATGCGGACTACGAGCGGATGCTCTCCTGTGCTGGCAAGAACGCCAACTACGGCCGCATCCAAGCGGCGGACATTTACTCCTATGTGGGCGGTTACAACTTCATCAACGCCACCATCGCCCCGCTCCGTGATACCAAGTTCAACAGGCTCAAAAGCGAACTGAAAGTGGTTGAAGCAGGCTGGATGGGCAAGGCTATCATCGCCTCGGAAACCATCCCCTACACGGACATAATCGTCCACGGGCACAACGGTCTGCTCATCCCCTACGGGAAGAAAGACGCTTGGTACAAGGCGGTCCGCAAGTTTGTGAACGAGCCCGACTACGCCAAAGCCCTGGCCGTGCAGTTGTCTAAAGATGTACGGGAGCGGTTTGACATCACCAAGACCGCCGAACGCAGGGCCGAACTCTACCGAAGCATCGGGCGCAAATTGTGAAATTCGGGCGCATCCTACATTTAGGGGTAGAGTGATTTACCTATCCCCCAACACCACCAACACCATCGTCGTCACTTGGACGCAGCGGGCCTCATCGGGGGACCGTTACATCTTGCGGCTGACCAACATCGCCAAGAATGTCACGACCGACTTCACCCTGCTGAAATCAGCCAACCTTTCTTCCTACACGAACCGCTATGACAAATTTCAGATTACCCTGGGGGCGGTTGAAACAGGCTCGTATCGTTATGAAGTTTACGATACCAGTAGCACGGTTGCAGCAGCCGTTGCGGTGGTTGAAACGGGCTTGGCGTATGTACAGGTAATCAGCCTCACATTTAACACCTTCGCCAATACCATCCAATACAATGTTTACGGCGCAAGTGCCGTCAGCATCTTTGATTCAACCTTTGACCAAACATTCCAATGAGCGTACAAACACGCAGTCAGTTACAGGCTTCGGCCCTGACCATCACCAACGAAACCGCCGCCGCAGCCAATACCGCCGCTCGTGTGGGTGGACTCTTTGACGACCTCGCAGATACCGCCACCTTGGACCGAGAGCGGGGCGTGGCGAACCTGTACCTTGACACGGACACCAACTTCACCCCAACCCAAGGGAGTGCGGTAAAACTGACCTCTGCAATGAAGTCGGGTCTGCTGACTACCTACAATTTTTCACGGACGACCAGTTCCATCACCTACACAGGCACAACCAATGCGTCGCTTCGGGTGTCGGTTAACATGGTGATTTCACAAGGAAACGGCAACCAGGTCAAGATTTACATTGCAAAGAACGGAACCGCTATAAATCAGTCCATGGCTGACCTCACGCTATCGCACGACAACGGCCATGCGGTGTTCACCGAAACCGTTCTGCAAGGTGCGGTCAATGACGAATTTACCATCTTGGTCAACGCTATAAGTAGTGGGTCCAATATCACGATTTCGGCTCTATCCTTCACCGTCCACACACTATGAGCAGCATAAAACAATCGTTCACCCAATGGTTGGGTATTGAACACAAAGTCCCCGTGATGCTTGAAAACAAAGCGGGCAAGTACATCACTTATGGGGCGTTCAACGAGTACCCCTACTATCTGCTGGACAACTACCGCCGAAGTTCAAAGCACAACGCAATCGTCAACGGGAAGGTCAATTACATCGTGGGCGGTGGATGGCAACCAGGGGAAAAGATGACGGTTGAGCAGCAGGCCCGCTACGCCAAGTTCTTTGATGGTTTGTCCGAACACGACGACCTCAACGACATCACCGAGAAACTCGTCCTTGACTTGGAACTATTCAACGGGTTTGCCGTTGCGGTTACTTGGAACAAGATGGGGACGATTGCGAAAATGGAACACATTCCCTTTGAAAAGATTCGTGTTGACAAGGACGAGCGGATGTTCCAAGTGGCTGACTGGTACGACGATGCAATGGTCCAACTATACCCCAAAATTGGCGATGTAGAGAAAATCCCCGCCTTTGATGCTGACAATCGCATCGGCAAGCAACTATTCTATTACAGGGTCTATGCCGCTGGCGTGAAGTCCTATCCTTTACCCGAATACATGGGGGGGTTGGCATATATTGAAGCGGACTGTCAAATTGCCAACTTCCATGTGAACAACCTCAAAAACAACTTTTGGGGCGGGTACTTGATAAACTTCAACAACGGGATTCCTACACCCGAAGAACAGGGCGACATTGAGCGGCAAATCAAGCGCAAGTTCAGCGGGACCGACAATGCGGGTCGCTTTGTGGTGACCTTCAACGATGATATCAGCAAGGCTCCCACCTTGGAACCGCTCACACCGAGCGACATGGACAAGCAGTTTGAAATCCTCAACAAGACCGTGCAGCAGGAAATCTTCATCAGTCACAGGGTCGTGAACCCCATGCTATTCGGCGTGAAGACCGAAGGCCAACTGGGTGGACGGCAGGAAATGGTGGAGGCTTACGAACTATTCAAGGCGACCTATGTGAACGACCGTGTTCGCAAGGTGGAGCGGATGATTAACTACTTGGGGTCGTTCAATGGCGTTGAAGGGATGGAACTTATTCCCGTGGAGCCGATTACGGAGCGACTATCCGAGCAAGCCCTGCTGCAAATCATGACCCCCGAAGAACTCCGTGAAAAAGCGGGCCTCCCTGCATTGGAGAAGCAACCCGCCGATGTGGTGGGACCCAATCCCCAACCCGACGAGGTTCCGCAAACGCCCGTGGTCATGGGCAACGACAACATCAAGAAACTATCAGGCCGTGAGTACCAAAACCTCATGCGAATCGTCCGTCACTACGCCCAAGAAAAAATCACCTTGGAGATGGCCCGCACCATGTTGTCCGCTGGTTTCGGTCTAACCCCCGAAGAAGTGAACACCTTATTGGGCGTGCAGGAGCAAGCCTTCAGCGAGCCTATGTGGGGCGAAGAAGACACCGAGGACTACGGATGGGGGGAAGAAGAGTTCAAGGTCTTGGAGGTGGTCGCAAGCAAGTTTGGGAGCAGTTCCGACGACTATGTGGTCATGCACTCCAAGCCCATGCGGTTTGACACCGACTTAGACGACCAAGTGCGTCAAGCGTTTGCAGAACTTGGGGAGGAAGAAAAGGAACTTGACGAGAAGATTGAAAAGTACCGCAAGAAGAATCGGGATGCTTCCGTGGAAGAAATGGCCAAGGAGTTCGGGGTCAGCAAGGCGAAGGTCGCCAAGCGTGTGGCGTACTTGATTACGAAAGACCGCTACCCCATCGCAAGGGCCGTGGACCAAATCGCCAAGGAAGGGGCAAAGCCAACGGATGAACCCGTGCTGGAGGTCCGCTACAAATATTCTTGGGCGGCAGGTTTCAGCAACAAGGACAAACGGACGAGCCGTGAGTTCTGCAAGGTCATGCTGGACCTCGCTGACCAAGGGAAGGTGTACACACGGGACGATATAAATGGCATCTCCAACATCATGGGCTATAGCGTTTGGAATCGCAGAGGCGGGTGGTATCACACAGCCAGCGGAGTGAATCGCCCCCAATGCAGGCACATTTGGGAGCAGCAAATTGTAATCCGCAAAGGCAATAAAATCACTAAAGCATGAAGGCACTCTTTATCAGCGAACAAACCCTGCTGGACAACTCCGTAATCAACGAGAATGTTTCCTTTACGCAGATACGGCCCACGATCGTAAAGGTGCAAGAAATGCGGATCCAACCAATAGTCGGATCGGCCCTGTACTCGGAAATGGTGACGCAGGTGGTGAGCGGCACGACCACGGCCCTGAACACCACCCTGCTGGAGGACTACATCCAACCCGCCATGGTGCAATGGCTTTATTACGAGTTACCGATGGTCTTGGCGTTCAAGTACATGAACAAGGGCATGGTCCGCCGTACCAGCGAGGAAAGTTCCCAAATGTCCATGGACGAAATCACAAGGTTGACGGACAAAGTGAAGAACGATGCCGAGTGGTACTCCGAGCGCATCACCCGCTACTTGATGGAGAACCGCACCGACTACCCGCTCTTTAACTCCCCGCCATCGGCCCTTGATACTATTTACCCGAACGGAACCAACTACAACACAGGCATGGCCTTGGACGCTCGGACCCTCCGCCGTGGCGCTGGGCTTGATAGACCATGGCCATACGGTTACGACCCTTACTGCAACAACTGCTAACGATGGGCGCACATTCTAAAAACATTCTGAAACTCCAAGCATATGTCATGGATAAAAATCAAGCAGGCACTCCTTGCGCTTGCAAATGCTCACCCTCAAGTAAACTCCTTCGGGACGGGGGACCCTCTTGCAATCGGAACGGACAACACCATCAACCTGCGAACCCCAAGTCGTGAGCGAATCGTCTATCCGCTCGTCTTTGCGGATGTTCAGTCAGCAAGCACGGACTTGGGCAGTTTGGCTCTTACTGTGGGTGTCTATTTTAGCGACCGAGTGGAATCCATTGCCACGATGGGCGGAGTGGTTTCGGGAAGCCCGACGCTTGGTTGGCAAGACAATGAGGATGAAGTTTTGAGCGACCAACTACAAATCGCCCAGGACTTCATATCGTCGCTTACAAACGACCCGACGCAAGAGTGGACGCTAAGTACCTCCGTGTCGCTTACGAGGTTTGTAGAGAGCCGTGACGACCGCACGGCGGGATGGGTGGCTACGATGTCATTCCAACTCCCATACGGCCACAACATTTGTGAAATTCCTACCTAAGATACATTTACCCTAAATACCCCAAGCAATGCCTACACCTATTTTACAACAAATGCTCGGACAGGGCGGTTCCATGCGATTCGTGGACGCTGCGGTATCGGGCCAAAACTTTGACTTCATCGTGGTGAACACCGCCGCTACCTTCACGACCCTAACGGGTTCGGGAGGGGAGGATTTGCTGACTGCTTACGCTATGAGCGGCAAGTCCGTTTCCGCTGGCATCGTCATAAGCGGAAGGAACGGCGGCAAGATTACGGCGGTCACTCCGTCGGTCGGTAGCGTCATCGGATATACATTCCTGTAAGCGATGTTTTTAGGCTACGGCTACGGCTATCCATTAAGCACCCTGCAAGGCGGTGGCTTATCGGCTTCGGCATGGGCTGCCTTCAACACCCGTGCTGATGCGGATGGAGCAACCACGGCAGAGGCTGCGGTCAGCGGTTGCCTGTTCGGTCGCTTTGCTACGATTTACAATTTCTAACAATGCCGACACCTTCGCTCCTAATCGTTCCCGCCCGCTTCAAGTCGGGCAAACTTTACTCGCAGTTACCAACCAGCGGGGCGGGTGATTTCACGGTCACCCGTGCGACTACTGCAACCCGTGTAAACGCAAGTGGACTTATTGAGTCGGTGGCTTCGGGGATACCGAGGTTGGACTACTTGTCAAGCGATGGAACGGTTGGGTGTCCTGCGCTTTTGGTGGAGCCGAGTGGGACGAATACGCTATCGGGGTCGGTTAGCCTTGATACTGGATGGACGATAACGGCAGACACAATAGTAACATCAGGGATTATTTCACCAAGTGGAAGTACAAATGCGACCTTGTTTCAAGCGACAAATACCGCATCACGGGTGCGTCAAACGGCAACGCTTGCAAGTGGTTCAACCTACACTTTCTCTTGTTTCGGAAAATTTGGCGCATTGTCAAGCGGATTTTCACTCAATGTTTTTGACGAAAATGCTGCAAGTTATGGGAGCGGTGTTTGTCAAGCGTTTAACCTCAATGAGGGAACATTAGGTGCAAGCGGAACAACTGGTGCTGGATTTACGCTTCAAAGCGTTGGAATGGAAAACTACGGCAGTGGTTGGTATCGTTGCAGAATGACCGTGCTGATGGGTTACACGCCAACAACCCCAAGAGTTGGATTTAGGGTTGGTACGCAAATAAGCGGAAGACCTCTATCGGTAGCCAGCGGCACGGTCAATGCTTGGGGCGCACAACTTGAAACAGGCTCGGTAGCAACATCCTACATCCCCACCACCACCGCAGCGGTCACCCGCAACGCAGATGCAATTAGGGTCAGCGGAGCGGTGAGCGGAAGTATCGGGCAGACGGTCGGAACCATCTACTGCGAATTTGCGTATTTTGGAAGACCATCAGTTCAGTCGGGGCCGATATTTTTAAGGGAAACAAGTTTGAGGGGGTTGAGCATTGGAACAGCAGGGGTTACAAACATAAACTTTACCTCAAGGAATAACGCAGGCTCAACTTCCCTTGCAATAGTTACTGGTTCAGTTCAACTTAATACCTACTATAAAGTAGCAATCGCATACGATGCAAATGGAACTGCGGCAGGAGGTTCTGAGGTAAGTGGGGTTGTTGCGTATGTGAATGGAGTGCAAACCAATATCGGAACATTTCGTGTACCTGATGGAGTATTAAGCGAATTTAGAATGTTTGGCGCACCTGCCGCAAGTGCTGACACCGACCCATTTAATGGTCGCATCCTTGCCGCCGCTCTCTACACCACCCGCTTGTCCAACGATGAACTCGCAGCCCTCACAAGCCTTTAACAATGGCCACCTTCCGCAAGTTCGCATTCCCGTCGCAGAAGGTCGCAGACCAGTTGTTGCAATCCCTGCAACCGCTTGACACGGCCGTTCCCCTCGGAGAACTGGATGGCTTGGTATGCTACGACATACTATTCCAAGACGCTTATCCCGATTCCTTCGCCGCTTACATCGTATGGCCCACGCCTTGCGGAGTGCATTCCTTCCTCGGATGGGACGCTCAATACGCTGCTGACTACAAAGAATTTGCAACACCGCAAAGCAAATAACATTTACAACCATGGGACTATTTCGCCGCAACCCTAACAAACCCAACCTTATGCAATCAGCCATCATCGCTCTACTTCGTCACTTGCTCACCTTCATCGGCGGTACACTCGTCGCCAAAGGCGTCATTGATACCGCAACTCTGACCGAAATCATCGGTGCGATAATTACTTTGTTGTCAGTTGGTTGGATGGCCGTTGAGAAAGTAAAGGCTAAACCCGAAGCACCGAAGGCGTGAACTTGATTGAAACCACTATCATCGGGTCCATCTCCGCAATCGTCGGGGGTGCAGTTGCTTGGCTGACCAAAGGCAAATTCACGGCCGATAGTTTGCAGGTCAAGCAAGCCCAAGCGGTGCTGGCTATGTGGCAGGCAACCGCCGAAGCACAAAACAAAGAGTTGACTGAATTACGCAATGAACTTGTAGTTTTGCGTCAACGGATTGAGAGTTTGGAACATACCATCCATGCCCTTGAATCCGAGAACGCAACACTAAAAGCCATGCAATGATTCTACCACTCACCAAGCACAGCCGAAACATCCATGACATCACCTGCCAAAGCGGGCAGGAGTTTCTTCTAATCAGCGACCTGCATTGGGACAACCCCCATTGCGATAGGGGACTGCTGACCAACCACCTAAAGGAAGCCCAACGGCGCAGCGCAGGAGTCATCGTCAACGGTGACTTTTTTTGTTTGATGCAAGGCAAGGGCGACCCAAGACGGAGCAAGGAAGACATACGGGAAGAACACAATAACGCCAGGTACCTGGACTCCATCGTCAACACGGCCGTGGAATGGTTTGCACCCTATGCAAAGAACCTGCTGCTGGTTGGCTACGGGAACCACGAAACATCCATCATCCACCACCAAGAAACCGACATCCTGCAACGCTTCGCAAGCACGCTGAACTACGCCACGGGGTCAGCGGTTGAGGTTGGCGGATACGGCGGCACGATTGATATCCGAGTGCAACACGACAACCTCCGTGGGGTCAACTTCGTAGTGCATTATTTTCATGGTGCAGGTGGGGGAGGCCCCGTCAGCCGTGGAGTAATTCATGACCAACGGTTACTCGCATCCACCGAAGGCTACGACTTGACTTGGATGGGCCATGTCCACGAGTTATACTACCACCAAAACATGATTCACCGCTATGACCGTTCCACGAAGACGCTCCTTCAAAAACCTATTCACCAACTTAGGACGGCGACTTACAAGGAAGAGTGGGACGGAGGGTACATGGGCTTTCATACTGAACGAGGAAGAGGCCCGAAGCCTTTGGGAGGCTATTGGATGAAATTGGAAACGAGCCGCAATGCCAGCAAGGACAACAAAGGTCCCGAACTGCAACTGCACGCCACCTTCACTCCTGCGGATAGGTTGTATTAATCCTCCTGCGTATCGGAGGCGGTCAAGTACAGGTAACCGTACTCTTTCTCCGCATTGAACTGCGGACATTCCTTGGCCACTCCTGGGAAGTCCCGATGGCCACAAATGCGGGCCTTGGGGTACTTCTGCAACCACGATAGCAACACCCCTGCGATGGCTTGGCGTTGCTGTATGGTGCGGTCATCCGTGTCCTTCCCCCCGATATACGACACATGCAGGCTCGTTGCGTTGTGTCCTGCAACCCCGTTGGTCACCTTGTCGTCGGTGGCCAAGGTCGTGATGTTCCCGTTGGGTTCAATGATTTTGTGATACCCCACGGCCTTCCAGCCCAATCCCTCCTTCCAATGTTTGCGGATGGATGCGATGGTTGTGTTCTTCGGGGTGGCGGTGCAATGGACGACGAGGTGGGTGATATTTCTCATTCTTCGGGGTTAAGGAGTGGGTAGTAACAAACGGTATGGTCCTGCTCGGTGGGTAACTGGGAGGCTGACACTTCATGAACCCCCGCCCATTGAGCCTTGGCGGGGTCGTACCCAAGCAACTCGCAAGCACGGCGGTACTCGCACAGGAGGGCGTGGTTCTGCTCCAAGTCAGCGGGCGATATGGCTATCATCAGCCGCTCCAAGGCGTTTGTGAGGGCTTTGGCGGGTCGGGTAGAGTGGTAGGTCATACCGCAAATTTATACCCGATAGCGCAGAAATATGCCCAAAACAGAGAGTTTTGAAAATCTTATACCGCATCGGGTGTAAATGCTCCAAAAGAAAAATGACTACAATGGTCGCAAAAGGGTAGAGGCGTTGTAACTTTGTCGGACACTAAACCACCAACCATGCCACAAACCATCAAAAAGTACCCCGTCGTCGTTGTAGAATCAGCGACTGACCCCGTGTCCAAAGAAACCTGCGGAGGCGACCAATACACCCTTGTAACCCCAAAGAGCAAGGCGAGAGCATTTTCAATGGCCAAACTATTGAAGAACTTTTACGAAGTCCATGTGTACGAAGAAGACACCGATGTCCGAGGCCATTGGATTTTTAAGAATGGCGTTATGATTGAAAATATGTTCAGCAACTAACCCCAAAACCATGACCCACGAAACCAAAACCAAACTCAAAGCCGCCCTTGCGACGGGCTACATCGTGCTGACCGCCTGCCTCGGCCTCGCATTTTTCGGCAGATTCTTTCTTGCAATCATCACCAACTAAACCCCAAACCATGAAACCACTATCCCCCGAACAACTCGCTAAGATTGCCAAGCCACTCCCCCCCGAAGCCATTGCCGCTCATCCCCGCATGGCGGGCCTCTCAACCATTAAGGGCATCTTTGTAACCGAACGCCTCAACCAGGTATTCGGTGTCGGTGCGTGGGTCGTCAAGACCGACTTGTCTGCCCCCATTGCAACCGTCCACACCACAACAAATGCTGGCCGTGAGCGGATTGAGTACACCGCCGTCGCCAAGACCATCTTCACGGTTCCCGAACACGACATCTACTACGAGTGCATCGCATCCAGCACCAACTCCGACCCAGGCGATGCCGCCAAGGGTGCGACCACGGATGCAATTACCAAGATTGCGTCTTGGATTGGAATCGGCATTGATGTGTACAAAGGCAAGCACGGAGCGGCCCCCAAGCCCGCCAACGCCAACCTGCTGGACCTCAACGACAAACTCGGCCTCGTTCCCGCCTACGATGACCTCACCGCCGCAACGCTACGGGCGGACTTCATCAAACTGGTGCAGAAGTTACCCGCCGACCAACAGGAGCGATTCATGAAGGACCTGGACCAAATGACCCCCGCCCGATTTGAGAAAGGCATTCAATTCATTCAAAATCAACTCTCTAAAAAATAAGCCATGACCAACCTACTGACACAGTGCAACGCCGATGTTTACAAGGCAATCCTTGACATCAAAGAAAAAAGCTTTGAAATTGGGGAGAAACTCATCTCCATCCTTCAAATACACCAATACTGGTGGCAAATGACTGCGGGCGATATGCTTTGGTTCTCTGCCCATCTTCCTCGCGAAATTTGGGACGGCAAAGCCCACACCTTCCAATTTCTTTTTCAATCCAAACAAACCACCCAAATGCCATGAACCATATCGTCACCATCCCCAAGTGGGACATCAGCAAGTATGAAATTGCCCACATCGCCGATGGCCTTATAGCCCGAATCAACGAAGGCGAGGTCAACCCCATCGCCGCCCATGTACGCTTGAAGGCCGTTGTCAAGGCCTTGGAGCAAGTCCTCAAAGCGACCGAGGACATCGTCCGTGACGAAGCCGAAAAGCACGGCAAGACCTTCTCCGCCTTCGGTGCGGAGATTCAAGTCAAGGAGGGGGCGTTAACTCCCGACTACCAGCACGATCAAGTGTGGAGTGATCTGCAAGCAGCCATGAAAGCGAGAGAAGAACTGCTCAAGATGGCCTTCCGCAACGCTGGCAAGGCAACGGTCTATGACGAATCCACGGGCGAAGCGGTCCCCGTGTGTCCCGCCAAAGGGACAAAACCGAGCATCGCAGTAACTTTTAAAGCCAGTTAAGATGAAAGACGGACAAACATTCGGCCAATGGCTGAAGTGGGATTTTGAGGGGAATGGAAATTTGAATATCAATAACAAAAACGGTTCCCTAATCTACTTTGAGGCTTCAAATGGATTTTGGGAAAAGTATGAATACGATTCTCAACGCAGAACAATCTACAGAGAGGATTGCTCTGGATTTTGGGCTAAGTGTGAATATGATTCCGAAAGCAATACTATTTACTATAAGAATTCAAATGGGGTAATCACAGACAACCGACCACCTCAAATCATTGAACACAAAGGCCACAAATATCAACTAATCCCCTAACCATGCCCAAACCCAAAGGAAAAGAAATCCAACGAAGGGTGGCCACCATCTACGCCGTGTCATACCTCGCACAACGCCCATACAGGGCCACAGAACTCGCCGAAGTGCTTGGGGTGACCATCCGTACCACCTATCGAATCCTAAGCGATTTGCGGGCCTCTAATTGGCTCGTACTGGAAAACTGCAAATACTCAATTCAACCTAACCAAACCCCAACCCAAAACCCATGAGCGATTACACCCCCCAACCCAACACCTTCACCCTGTTCGCTAACGACAAAGGTGACAACCCCAAGCGTCCCGACTACAAGGGCGACATCATCATGCCCGACGGGACCAAGATGCGGCTCTCCGCATGGGTCAAGGAAGGCAAGAGCGGAAAGCGGTTCCTGTCAGGCAAAGTGGAACCCATGCAGCAGCAGACCAGCGGCGGGAATTTTGCCCCTCAAGATGGTGATATGCCTTTTTAGTGTAACTTTGTGAACTAATTACATTTACTACTATAGCCCATTTGAAATTGCAGCCAAATGGTGCTTCCGATAAAGGGTTCATTCTCTAACCCCTGCCCTGGCTGCTGCAATCAGTCAGGGTTTTTTTTTCTTTGCCATGGCAACAATTTCACTATTCAAGGCCGCAAAAGGAGCGGCAACACGGAACACAACTCCCGACGATCACCTGGACTTTACGGAGTACATCACCAATATCCGTGATGGGTATTGGTATAACGAGGTGACCGCATACCGTGCGTCCAAGACCGACGAAACCAAACGCAGGCTTTCTGCCGTTACACCCAGCGGCAAGTTTAAGAAGCAGGGCAGGGATGGCCTTGACACCCATTCGGGGATCCTCTGCATTGACATTGATGCCAAGGACAACGAAGGCGTGAACATGAAGGCTCTGCTGAATGACGAGTTTCTGCTTGCCATGCACAAGTCCACAGGGGGGGAAGGGTATGCCGCCTATTACCGCATTGAACCCGATCGTCACTTGGAGGCCTTCTTCGCACTGGAGAAACGATTGGCCGATAAGTACCACATCATTATTGACCCTGCATGCAAGGATGTGTCCCGCCTGCGGTTCGTCAGTTTTGATCCCGAAGCCTACCACACCGAACGCAAGGTGGCCGTATTCAAAGCCTACCTACCCAAAGCCAAGGCAACACCTGCACCAAAATTCTATCCCCACGGCGAGCATGATGTGGAGCATATCGTCCAGCAGATTGAAGCCAAACGAATTGACCTTACCAACTCCTATGCGGACTGGGTGAAGATCGGCTTTGCCATTGCCGCAAAGTACCAGGACATGGGTGCGGACCTATTCCATCGGGTGTCAGCCATATCCCCGAAGTACGATCCGCAAGCCTGCGATCGGAAGTACAAAGCCCTCTGCCAAACCAAGCAGAACTCCGTGTCCTTTGCATCCTTCATGTGGCTGGCTAAGAATGCGGGCGTTGAAATCCAAACCCCGCAAACCCGCCACATCGTGTCAACCGCCAAGACCCACCGCATGCGGGTGGGAACCAATGGTGGCCCCAAGGACATCGCCTCCGCTACCGAAACGGCGGTCCGCATCCTTCGGGAAATTGATCAGATTGATGTCGAGCAGTTGGATGAGATCGTCGCACACACCATGCAAATGGATAGCGATGAACTGAAAACCGCATCAACCGAGGATTCGCCCATCAAGCAGATCAAAGCCTACCTCCGATCGTACGACCTGCGCCGCAACGCCGTGACCAGGAACATCGAACTGAACGGCCAACCTATTAACGATACGGACCTCAACAACATCTATGTCGCATGCTTGGAGAACTTTGGCAAGAAGGAGGTCAACATGCAACTGGTCAACGCCATCGTGGATTCGGATTTTGTCATCACCTACAATCCGTTCTTGGAGTTCTTCGCCAAAAACGCTCACCGCCAACCAAAGGGGTGCATTGAAGCCCTGACCAACACGATCACCAGCACGACCCAAGAACACGCATTCGTGCAGATGTGTATCTACAAGTGGCTCTGCTCCGTTGTTGCAAGCATGCAGGGCGATTACTCGCTGGCCATCTTGGTGCTATGCGGCGATCAAGGAATCGGCAAGACCAACTTCTTCCGCAACCTGCTCCCTGCCGAACTGCGCTCCTATTACGGGGAATCCAAACTGGATGCAGGCAAGGACGACGAGATCCTCATGTGCAAAAAGATAATTCTCTGCGACGACGAGTTCGGCGGCAAATCCAAGCAGGAGGCCAAGAAACTAAAGGAACTATCCTCCAAGCAGACCTTCAGCATCCGCAAGCCTTACGGACGGGTCCACGAAGATTTGAACCGTTATGCGGTTCTTTGCGGGACTTCCAACGACGAAGAAGTCATCAACGACCCGACGGGTAACCGACGGATCCTGCCCGTGGTGGCCGCAAGCATTGACTGGGATGCCTACGATGCCATTGACAAGACCGACCTATTCATTGAGTGCTACCATGCCATCCAAACCCACGGAAGCGATGCCTGGCAACTATCAAGAGCCGAGATCGCAATCCTCAACGATCGGACCCAACTGAATGTCCAGCCCGCCGTGGAGAAAGAACTCCTGCTCAAATTGTTTACCATCCCCGATCGGAGCGACGACCCTGAAGGCAAGTGGCTGACCAACTCCGAGATCAAGGATGTCATTGAAACCTGCACCCGCCAGCATGTGTCCGCACACAAACTTGGAGCCATCCTAAAGTCCCTTGGGTGTCAAAAAGTATGCCGAAGGGAGCGGAATTTCCTCGGATGCTATTTTGTAGTCAGAAATTACGAAAGAAGTGACTACGCCCAAACGCCTACTAATCAAGGCATTCCGTTTTAAGTAGTCAGTGTAGTCAGTTTTGACCCCTATTTTACATTGGCAATATATACGAGCGTGTGCATGTGTGCATGTGTGTTGTATATCTACTCATAAGAAAAAAAGTAACTACAAGTGACTACACTGACTACAACCGCCTCCACGCTATCAGGAAGGCCGTTTTTTGTAGTCACTTCTCAAAAACCAAAGTGACTACAAGTGACTACGCTCCGACCCTACCAAAACCAAGCCATTGACCAAATGCGGACAAGTATCGCAGAGGGCAAGAGGCACATCATCCTGTGCGCTCCAACGGGAAGCGGCAAGACCGTCATGTTCACCTTCATGGTGGCATCGGCCCTCCAGCGGGGGAAACGGTGCATCATCTTCACCGATCGGGTAGAACTGCTGAAACAATCCAACGGAGCCTTGGACCAGTTCGGGATCCTGCCAACCCTCATTGAAGCGGGCAAGCCCCGACTGGATGTTTCGGGGAACTGCTTTATAGCCATGGCGCAGACCTACGCCCGACGCAAGAACAAGGCCGACTATGCCGACCTCATGGCGGGCATGGACCTGGTGATCATCGACGAGGCGCACAAGCAAACCTTCAACCCTCTACTTGCAAGCATCCCCGCCAAGGCCGTAGTCATCGGCGCTACCGCAACCCCGCTCCGTCGTGGGAACCAGGAGTGCCTATCCAAGTTCTACGAGGTTTTGCATGTACCAGTTCAGGTGCAGGAATTGATTGACCAAGGGTTCCTTTCCAACCCCGTGACCTATGGCGCCAACCAAGACCTTTCCGGAATCCGCATGAAGGGGAATGATTACGACACCGAGCAGATGGCAACCGTCTATTCCAAGCGGAGGGTATTTGATGGCGTGGTCCAAAACTACGGGAGACATTGCAGGGGCAAGAAAGCCATCGTGTTTGCCAGCAACATCGCATCGAGCAAGGAGGTCTGCGCCGCTTTGCAGATTGCAGGTCACAACGCCCGACATGTGGACGGGACCATGGGCAAGCAGGAACGGGCCGATGTGCTTGCTTGGTTCAAGCATGCACCCGACGCTATCCTTTGCAACTGCGACTTGATGACCACCGGCTTTGACGAGCCAACCATCGAGGTCGTAATCCTATACCGGGCGACCGCAAGCCTGCCGCTATTCATGCAGATGGTGGGCCGTGGTTCCAGGGTGACACCAACCAAGAAGGAGTTCACCATCCTTGACTTCGGGAACAACGTGCAGACCCATGGCTTTTGGGAGAACCGGCAGCAATGGTCCCTCAAAAAGAAACGCAAGAAGAAATCCGATGGCGTTGGCGGGGCGAAGAACTGCAAGGGATGCGAGGCGATTATTCCCGTGGGGGCTATGAAGTGCAAGCATTGCGGCTACGAGTACCAGCGCAAGGCGCAAGAGCAGGGCGAGATGGTGGACCTTCACCTGATGACCAAAGCGCAGGGCATGCAGTTGGCCACGACCAGCAGCATGTACCAAAAGGCACAACTGGCCAAGGCCAAAGTAATTTCGCCGTTCTGGGTGTTGCACAACCAATGCAAGAGCAAAGCCGAAGCCTTGGAGTTTATCCGCTATATGGGCTGGAAGCCAGGCTGGGCCTTCCACAACAAAGACCGTTTCCCAATCCTAAAATAACTTACCCATGCAAGAGTTCAAGATTCAAGCCGAGTGTTTCCAATGGCACTGGAACAACTTCCCCGACCAGCGGGGCCGATTGTTCACCGTCAACAACAACGCCCCGTCTGCCTATGCTGGAAGCGTGATGAAGGCTATGGGCGTGGTTGCGGGGGTGAGCGACATGATATACCTGTCTACCGCTGGGGCCGTGTTCCTGGAGTTCAAAGACCCCAAGGGCAAGCAGTCACTCTCGCAGAAATGGTGGCAGGGGGTGGTTCAGGAGGCGGGGTACAGGTACGAGATAATCCGAAGCGTGGAAGATTTCCAGCGGGTGTTGGCTGAATGTGGGTGCTATAAACCCACCCCGCCCAAAACAAAGTGGGGGCATTGCGGGTGTTGGCTGAATTGCGGGTGTTAGCTGAATGTTCCTAACTTGTGTATATCTTTGACCTACTAAACCATAAAGCCATGATAGTACCAAAAAGAAAACCACAAATCACATCAACTCCCGAACAAGAAGAAAAGAATTATTGGGACACCTTAAAATTTGATAGCCATAAGTTTATAGAACACCAAGAAGGGTATTATCAATGCGATTTTTGTAAAATATGGATAACCTCAATGATGCCTCTTCATGTTGCTGGTCATTCTATATGCAAGGAAAACCCTCATTTAAAATAGTGGATTGCCCCATGCGCCGCTTCCTGCTCCTTCTGCTCCTGACCGCCTGCACCAACAACCGCCCTTGGAAGGTGATTGAGGTCAGGCCGAAAAATGATGCCTGTGAGTATGTGCTATCTCGGAGCAACGGCTTCGGGCCGCAGGTAAAAATCAAGACCGATAAATGCGGGAAATATCAATTATTCCAAACCATTAACCCCTCACAAATGAACAGTTCAGATAAAGCAAGTCAAATGATAATTGACTTACAAGACAAAAACGCAAAATTAAGACTGGGATTAGGAAAACTTTTGCAAGTATGTAAAAATACCAAAATGAATGAGCGATCTGAAATTTGGAATCATTACATGGGGTTAGCACAGCAAATGATGGATGAAACAGACCCTAATGGCAAATGGAACGGAATGCGTCTTTAGCATTGCCACTAACTCGCATATTTGTCCAACCCCCCAACCCCTAACCCATGAAACCAACCCCCACCGATTTCCGCCGCTGGCAGATTCACATCCGCAAGGAGTGCGTGAACTGCGACCGCCCCGACCGCTCCGAAACCATTTCTCCGTGGAGAGTGAACTGGACCCTCCTTGGAAGAATCCTCCAAGCCAAAAACGCCTGACCATGCCCTGGATAAGACCCCAAGACCAAATGCCCAAGGAGAATGAACCCGTGCTGATAACCGATGTGGAAGGAATGCAAGCCGTTGCTTGGTATGATGGGAATAGATGGTATTCCGAGAGTCACTCTTGGTTTCCCCGTGAAGTCAACTACTGGATGCCCATCCCCGAAATCGTTTAAGCCATGACCCCAGCCCTCATCCACCACCTCGTTGACACCACCGCCGCGATATTCGGCATCACCCCCGACCAAGTGCGGTCCCCGTCACGGGAACGGCCCTGCGTCATCGCTCGGAACATCGTGGCCGACATTGCCTATAACGAGTACCTGTTCACCTTCATGGCTATCGGCAAGGAACTCAACCGCCACTACTCCACGATTATCATCAACTTGGAATCCTTCCACAACGACTGCAAGGCCAAACCCCAACTCCGATACCTACGGAGGCAAGTTTTCAACAACGCCCAAGAGTATTTGCAGACGGCAGAAGGGGCGTATATCACTGACACTCTGCTACTTCCTCCCACCGAATAGCCCAAAACCGCACACATCCCCAAGGGGTCGGCCTAACCGCTGACCCTTTTTTTTTGCAATCTTTGTGCATGGCATCCGCAGAACAAACGATACTGGACCTCTACCGCACGGGCGAAATCCGAAAAGCCTGCCTCACCATCACGGGCGGCGACCCGCTTTGGCGTGACTTGGAGCAGGAGTGCGTGCTGATTCTGCTGGAAAAAGACCCCGCCAAAATCCTGCAAATCCAATCGCAGGGGTACTTCAAGTTCTATGTGGTGCGCCTCCTGCTGAACCTCTACCGAGGCAAGAACAACCAGTTTGCCCAAAAGTACCGCCACCACGATTTGCTGGAGGAACTGGACCCCGATTCCCCGATTCCCCAAGCCGAGTACGATTCGCTGATGGATGACCTGTGGGCCATCGCCGAAGCGGAGATGGACACTTGGGCCAAGGATGGGGCGTTCCCGTATGACAAGGAACTGCTCCGCTTGCACCTCCGCACGGGGAACATGAAGAAACTATCCCGTGACACGGGCATCCCGTACCGTTCTATAATCTATTCCATTGACCAAGCCAAGGCCAAAATCAAGGCCGCCATTCAATCCCATGGACACGCTGATATTTCCCCTGCTGATTAGTTCGCTGACCGCCCTCGCTATTGCGGAGTACCATGTCCTCCCCCAGGCCTGGTACAAGACCTGGTTAGCAAGGCACAAGCCGTTCTCCTGCGTCACCTGCCTGACCTTTTGGGTGGCGGTGGCCCTGACGCTGCCCACCTGCGGATGGGTCCTCGCCCCCGTTTACGGCCTCGCATCGGCGGGGCTGACCGTTGTCATCCTGCAAGTCACGAACCGATGACCCAAGACGAGTACCTGCTGGCAACCAAACACCGCCACTATTGGGACCAGTACCAGGCCGCCCTGTTTATGCGGTTGTCCCCCGAAGCGGTCCACGACCTGCAGACCATCCTCGTGGCCCACGGCAGGCCCAACACGAATTGGTGGTGCGCTGACTGCGTAAAATCGGCCCTCCAATACATTTACTCACAAGCGGACCAGTTCGCCGAAGCCAACCAGCACCAAGTCAGCCATGCCCTCAACCAAAGCCCCCAACGATGAGGCCCAAGTCCAAGCCCGCATGGATTCGCTGATGATGGTCATTACCACTCTCTGCGACTGCATCGGAGCGGTGGAGGAATCCAACTCGCCCAACGCTTTTGCCGTCAAGATGAAAATCGTGGACAAGATTGACGAACTCATTGACAAAATTGAGTACTGATGGGAGCAGGAAGGCCACGGGTATTTGCGACCCCCCAAGAACTATGGGATGAGTTCAGCGAGTATTGCGTCAATACAAAGAAACAACCCATCCTTGTAAAAGATTGGATTGGCCCCAAAGCCGTGGAGGTCTTTCGGGAAAAAGAAGCCCCATTGACCATGGAGGGGTTTAAATTGCACCTTTGGGACAAGGGTATTGCTGATGGGGGGAGGGACTATTTTAACAACAAAGGGGGAGCATACGAAGAATTTACCGCAATCTGCCAGCGCATAAAGGAAGCCATCCGAGCCGACCAAATCAAGGGAGGTATGGCGGGCATCTACAACCCCTCCATCACCCAGCGGTTGAATGGCTTGGTGGAAAAGCAGGAAACGAGTATCACGATTGAGCAACCCCTATTCGGGGATGGACTTTAAGTACACCACCGCTATCCGCAAGATTCGGGCGATGACCGCTCGGAAGAAGGTCATCCAAGGCGGGACAAGTGCGAGCAAAACCTTCGGCATCCTTGCGGTACTGATTGACCACGCCGCTCGCCATCCCAAGTCGGAGATTTCCGTGGTCAGCGAATCCGTGCCTCACCTGCGACGGGGGGCGATTAAGGACTTCGCCAAGATTATGCAATGGACCCACCGATGGGTTCCCGATAGGTGGAACAAGACCCTGCTCCAGTACAACTTCGCCAACGGGTCCACGATTGAGTTCTTCTCCGCTGATTCGGAAGCCCGCCTAAGAGGGGCAAGGCGGCAGGTCCTATACATCAACGAGGCCAATAATATTGACTTTGACTCGTACTACCAGTTGGCCATCAGGACCAGCCAAGAAATCTACATTGACTTCAACCCAACCCACGAATTTTGGGCGCACACGGAGGTCTTGCCCGAAACCGATGCGGAGTTCCTCATCCTCACCTACCAAGACAACGAAGCGCTTCCTGATACGATTCGGAACGATATAGAACTAAACCGAGCCAAAGCGGAGCATTCGGCCTACTGGGCCAACTGGTGGAAGGTGTATGGCCTCGGCCAAGTCGGGACGCTACAGGGGGCTATCTACGGCGATTACACGGTTGTCGAGGGTATAGACCCATCCACGATGAAATTCGTCGCCTACGGGCTTGACTGGGGGTTCAGCAACGACCCTACGGCCTTGGTCGCCGTGTACCGCAGGGGTGACGACTTGTTTGTGCATGAGTTGCTCTACCATCGGGGGCTCACCAACTCCGACATCGCCGTCCGACTGAAAGAATTCGGGATTACCCGTGCGTGGGAAATCGTGGCCGATTCCGCAGAACCGAAGTCCATCGAGGAAATCTATCGGATGGGGTTTAACATCAAGCCCGCATCCAAGGGACCCGATAGTGTGAGGCAGGGGATAGATGTGCTGAAACGGTTCAACCTTCATGTGACCAAGGATTCGGTCAACTTGATTAAGGAACTCCGCTCGTACACTTGGGCCACCGACAAGGACGGCAAGGACACGGGGGTTCCGATTGATTCGTACAACCACGCCTGCGATGCGCTGCGCTATGTGGCCCTTAACAAACTCGCCGTCAGTAACTCAGGGAAGTACTTGGTGGTGTAACTTTGGGGCATGAACCTTGAATCCATCATTGATTTGCTTTTGATTTTTGGCAGATTCTTCCTCTTATTGGTCTTGATTTTTGCAATTGTTTCCATATTATGAAACTCGTACACTACTACCACATCTATTGCGGCGGAGGCGGGCAATGGCAACTCATCATGCACCAGCACATGATGGCCCTCTGCAATTACGGGCTGATAGAACAGTTGGACGAAATTCGTGTTGGCATTGTCGGGCCTCCCGACCAGCGGAAGGTGGTCAAGGAAATCTTGGACAACTCGCTCGTGGCGGCAAAGATTAAGGTCGTGGTAACCCGCACGAACGCTTGGGAGCAAGCAACGCTGACCGAGATGTACAAGGCATCGCAAATTGAGGATGCCGCCTACCTGTACGCCCACACCAAGGGCAGTTCCGACCCCAGCCTGATAAACCAACTTTGGTGCAGGTCCATGGTGTTCTTCAATGTGGTCGCATGGGAGCGGGCCATTGCAGAACTTGCCAATGTGGACTGCGTGGGTGCCTACTGGCTTACCAAGGAAGAGTTCCCCCAAATCGCTGACCACAACAACCCCAACGGGTATCCCTACTTTGCGGGGACTTTTTGGTGGGCTAAGTCGTCCCACATCCGTGAACTGGGCGAACCCGTTCGGGAGCATCGCTGGCAAGCGGAGCATTGGATAGGGAAGCGGGAAGGCATGACCGTTTACAACTCCTGCAAGGGATGGCCAGGTCCCGATAAGTTCGTCATCACATTTTAGCCATGGCCAAAATCCCCGTCATCATTACCAACTTCAACCTCTACACTTGGCCGAAAGCGATGGTCAAGAAACTGATGCGGATGCCTGGGGTTGGACCCATCCTAATCGTGGACAACGATTCCACCTACGGCCCCACGCTGGAATGGTACGAGCAGTTGAAAATAGAAGCCAATGAGGTTGCAGTCATCCGCACGGGGGGCAACTTCGGCCACCTCGTAGCATGGCAGGCGCAAATCCCGCAGCAGTTGTTTGACATGGGATATCCCGACTACATCGTCACGGACCCCGACCTTGACCTTTCGGCGCTGCCCGATGACACGCTCCTGCGTATGCGGGAATTTTGGTATGATTTGCCCGAAAAGACCTATATGTACGAACAGGAGGAAGGCGACCCGTTTAACGGGGTTAAGTTCTCGGTCAAGGACAAAATCGGCCTTGGCATTCGGACGGACGATGTTCCTACCGATGCCCTGTTCTTCCAGCAAGCCGAACTACGCTACAAGAACCAACCGTACTTCCACGACCTGCAACTTGCGCCCGTTGACACGACCTTTGCCTTCTACCATCACCAACGCTATCAGCGGGTGGTCATCGGAGGGGCAAGGATGGTCGCACCTTACGAGTGCAGGCATCTTCCCTACTACCTGACCGCCGATGACTTGAATGCGGACTTGGAGTTTAGGCAGTACCTTGACAAAGCCAACCACGCCAGCACCGCCAAGAAGATTGCGGACGGCCTTAAAATCTTTTGACCATGCAACGATACTGCAACGCCATCCGAACCGCAGGAATAGTTCCAACAACCGTGCTGGAAATCGGCTCACGGGATGGACACGATGCGAAGGCGATTGCAGACCATTTCGGGGCAAGTTCCGTGTGGGTCTGCGAACCAAACCCAAGCCAAGCGGATTACATCGCCCAAGCCTACCCCAACTTCAACCTAGTCCGCAAAGCCATCTATAAGCATTCGGGCAAGTTGGAGTTCATCCAAATGCAGGGCAGTCCTAACGAGGTAGGAACTTCATCGCTCCTTGACCGTTCCTACGACAACCTATACGCCAACGCCAACAGGATTGAGGTGGAGGCTATCACGGGTCGGGAACTGCTCGCAATGATTGAAGGCCCGATTGGGGCTTGCAAAGTGGATGTGGAGGGGGCAACCCTTGAAGTCCTGCAAAGCATGGGTAATTCCATCCATCGGGTGCAGACCTTTCACCTTGAATGCGAACACGAGGAAGTGTGGGTCGGTCAGGCACTCTACAACCAGGTCGCAGCGTTTATGATTGCGAAAGGGTATGAGCAGGTGGACTTTGACTTCGTGATGCCTGGACTGCAAAGCGATTCTATTTGGATTAAAACTGCCAACCTATGAAACTCCAAGACCTCACCATTGACCAGTTCCAACGCATCGCTGCGTTGGAGTTCTCGCCCGTGCTGACCGATTACGACAAGCGTGCAGGGGTCGTTGCGATAGTTGAGGGGGTGGATGTATCACTCGTCCGAGAAATGCCCGCCAAGGGGCTAACCAAACGATATAAGACCATCATCGCAGAGTGGAACGAACTGCCTACCTTGGCATATCGCAGGCGGTTCAAAGCGGGCGGCAAGTGGTGGATTCCAACCGTCTTCACGGACGAGTTGACCGCTGGCCAACTGATAGACCTGATGGACACCGACACGACGGACGAGAAGAAGTTGGTCCAAAACCTGCACCGCATCATGGCGACCCTTTGCAGGGAGGGCGGGTTCCTTGGCCACTTCCCGAAGAAATACGACGGGGCATCCCACCAAGAGCGGGCCGAACTGCTCAAAGCCCACGCCAAGATTGGCGATGTTTGGGGGGTGGTCAGTTTTTTTTTGTTAAGTTCAGAATCCTACTTGAAAGTTTTGAGCGACTATTCCAAGCACCTGACGAAGGGGATGCAGGGCCAGTAACCAACCCGCTTGCAGGGTATGGTTGGCTGATGGTCGTATGGCGAATGGCCAACAAGGATGTGCTGAAGTTTGAAGCCATCTTTGCAATGAAAGCGGTGGAGTTCCTGAACTATGCGCTACTCATCCACGACATCTTGGAAGCCGAGCGGATGGAAGCGGAGCGGATGCGGAGGCGGTAGGACACAATTTGCGAGGCTGGACATTTACCACCATGGAAACCAAAGTACTTGCCAAGTTCGGAAGCGGTAATTTGAAGGAAGTCAACATCGCCGACCTTCAAGCCATTGGTATAACCGTAGGCCCGAAAGGTGGAGGCGTGGACCCACGGCAACAAGTGCTGATTGATTGGCTGAAGAATATCATCAAACTTGCACAAAAGAACCTGCTCACGGGTCGGGAGGACGGCAAGGATGTGAACGCCAAGGGGACGCTATCCGCAAGCCTTGATTTTGACCCTATCCCCTTGACCGCCGAAAAGATTGCGGTCAACTTGCTTGCCAACCCTTACTGGAAATTTGTGGACCAAGGAGTGCGAGGGACCGTCAGTTCAACCCGTGCGCCAAACTCACCATTCTCATTCAAGAAGAAGGGCGGAGGCAAGAGCGACCAAGTTGGACCGATGACCCAAGCGATTGCGGACTGGATTACCGACAAAGGGATTTTGGTCACGCCAACCTATTCCCGTGAGAAGAAAGCCATGCGGACGGTGGAGGAGCAGAAACTCGCAGACGCAAGGTCTATCACCTACTTTGTCCGCAGGCGTGGCCTATACGCCACCAAGTTCCTCACCAATGCCCTCACCCCCGAACAAATAGATTTGCTCGTCAATACTATTTCCGATGTCTTGGGCAAGCAGGTCAGCCTTTCAACTTCCCGATAACCCATGTCCATATCCGTTCTTTCGGGTTCGCCTCAAACGGCAACCCCTGTTTACAACAAAATGATTTTTAAGGTCAGCGGCTCGCTGACGAGTGCGACCAATTACCGCTATGTCTGCGATGTCAAGAACGGAGCAGGCACGACCACGCTGGCACGGCTGAAGTGCGACAAACTACCTACCACGAATTACGGGTTCTTTGATGTCAGCAGGGTCGTTGAAACCTTGATGGCTCCAACCGTGCCAACGCTGGCCCAGGTTGGCTTCGCTGACCATGCGGGGTTCTATTCGGGGTATCGCCTCACATTTATGGAGGAATACGGAAGCACTCCAGTTGTGCAGACGGGAACCACCACCAATGTCAGCGGAGTCCTTGCCTTTGCAGGAAACCTGGAGCAGTTAGAACTTGCCGATTGGAGTGGTGGCACTTACTTCCCGCCTTCGCCCTTGACCGCAAATACAGGCAAGTCACTCACGACCACGCAGGACGGCACAAGCGTCAGCAATGCGATTGCGGTGGTTTACGCCGAATCCTACGCTTACCTGTGCTACGGCAAAGGCTCCGCAAACACAACCAACGCCGTAAGGGTCCGATATAGGGACGCAAGCAATGCGCTTACAAGGGAGTTCTTCGTACAGGAGGGAGCAGCAAGCGGAAGCAGCATCGTCCGCTTTGGTTCGGGTCCGATGAACTTAAACGCCTTGACTTCTGCGCAATGCTCGGACGGATTGGCGGGGTCTGCAAGTTTCCCGATTTTGGAAGGTGCGGGCTACTCCATTGAACCCATTGACACGCTCAATACGGGGTTGCCTTATTACGCCGTGTACTATCGCCTTGGCCCTTGCGAACGGTTCAACTCTATCCCGATCCACTTCATCAACAAGTACGGCGGGATTGACTCCTACACCTTTACCATGAAGAATCGCAAGCGAGCCAATGTAGAGCGTGAGGTGTACGGCTACAACTCGGATGTGTACGCAACCACGACTTACAACAAGATGTGGGCGGGTTCGTTTGACTATGTCTATGCGCTGAACTCCGACTGGCTGACCGATGCCGAATCCGAGTGGTTGATTGAGATGGTCCGAAGCGGGCAGGTGTGGTTGGAATTAGACGGCCAACTTGTGGAAGCGGTGGTCAACGCCAACCAGTATCAATTTGTAACCAGACGGAATGACCGCCTCACGCAGTTGCAGATTGAGGTTGCGGTGGCCTATGACAACTCCATCCTATGAGCGTAACCCTAATCGCCTACCCGCTCAACGATAGCAACACCGAGGTCCCCTATGTGCTTGACACCATGGGCGGCACGGACATTGCCGTCACCTATTCCATTGGTGACATTGAGGATGTGACCAAGCAACGGGGGTCGTTCAGCAAAACTATTACCCTACCGAACACCCCGACGAATCGGGCCTGCTTTGCCTACGCTTACAACATCCAGTCCTTCGTGGGTGGCTTCCAACCCAACAAGCGGATTCGTGCCGCCATGTGGGAGGACGGGGTGCAGGTGTTCAGCGGAGTGTTGCAGTTGCTATCAATGTCCAAGACCAAGGGAACCGTCACCTACGAGGTGGGCTTGTTCACCGATAATGTGTCCTTGTTCAAAGCCATTGAGGGCAATATGCTCGTCAACACGGCTGGCGTTACGGGAATGAACCACACGCCTACCAGCGGCCATGTCAGCGGAACTTGGACTGCATCGGGTGCGGCATCAAGCGGGTATGTTTACGGGGTTGTGGATGCGGCGGGGTTTACGGATATTCTCAACCAAGGAGGCGGTTGGTTCCAAGCGCCATGGTGGAGGCTCGGCCCAAGCATCTATGTCAAGAAGATGGTGGATTTGATATTCACGGAGGCGGGGTTTCGCTACTCGTCAAGTTTCTTCAACTCGTCGCTATTCAATAAACTGGTCATCCCATACGCAGCGGGGACCATGCCCGTAAACTTGTCGGGGTCCAATATCCTTGCGCAAAGTACGGGGAATGTGACCTTTGCAGGAAGCACAAACGCAACCGCTCTATTCCCCAAAGACACCCCTGCGCCGTTCTACGACAACCCAGGTTATTGGGTCGCATCGTCCAGCGTATTCTCAAATCCAGCCGTTGCAACCCGTTGGAATGTGGATGTCACCCTAACCGTCAGCGGCACAACTGCTGGAAGGTTCGGGGCGAGTATGTCCATCCGAAACATCACGAACTCCACGGATAACGCAGTCATCACGGGGATAAGTTTTGCAACCAATACCCAGTTCACGGTCCGCTTCCAAAATGTAACCATCCCAGCCAACACGACGGCCAACATTGGTTTCGCAGTCACGGCGGGTCCAAACTTTTTGACGAGTACTTTCTCCATCCTGTCGGGGGCAACGGTCCAATGGACCTGCCTTGAAAACCCCGTTGGTATCGGCGTGCTGGATATGCGGACCGCACTCCCTGCCGATGTCAAGCAGAGCGACCTCCTGCAAGATTTGCAGAAGATGTTCAACCTGCAGTTCATGCCCGACCCGCAAGACCCCAAACTCCTGTACATTGAACCGTGGAAGGACTTCTACTCATCGGGTTCCTTGGACTGGTCGCAAAAGTCCGACGAGAATGCCGAGCAGAACATCACCAACGGCGACCCCAACGCTTACACCAATGTCATGTTTAAGTACAAAGACATGGGTGACTATTTATCCAAAACCTACAAGCAGTCCTATCCATTGGCCCGTGAGGGCTACGGAGGCCGAATCTTCAACACTTCCAACTTCTACGGCAAGGGGGACAAGGTCGTTGAAACCCTATGCGGGACTTTGATACCCGCATCCTTCAGCACCGACAAAATCGTTGGAAGAACTTGGGACATTGACGGAACGCTTGCAAGCGGAACGGTCAAAGCCTTGCAAACGGGCTACCGATTGGCGCAGTATAACTTGATTGAGGGGCAGACCGAATGGGCCTACCAATACGGGGTCAGCGGGAACACGGCCCTATCCGTCGGCATCCTCAAGATGCCATTCGTCAGTCACATTGACAACCCCTACGCCCCGAATGTGGACCTCGCCTTTGGTCAGCCTCGCTTGGTGTACTACAACGCCGTGAACGCAAGCGGGACGCCATACGCCTACACCAACAACAACCTCTACAACACCTACTGGCTGAACTACATCAACGAAACGGTGTCCCAAGAAGCCTTGCAGTTGGAATTGACAATGATGCTATCCTCGGTGGACATTTACCAACTTGACTTCCGCAAGCCCATCTATTACGGCGGTATCCGTTGGCGACTGCTGGAAATCCGTGACTACCTGGTCGGGCAGATGAAACCTTGCCGTGTCACGCTCCGCCGCATCCTTAACCTTGCGGACTTTGCCGCTACCACGACCACGCCGATTGCAAACGACCCGTCGGCGTTGTTTAATGGCCCGATTGACCCCGACCCTGTGGACCCAGGGTATGAAGCACCCGTAAACCCCGAACTCCCTTCTGAAGGATAAGATATGGCAGATGTAACTAAAGAAATTGCCCTTGAAGTAAGCATCAAGGATAGCACAAGCGCAGGAACGCAAAGCGCAAAGCAGCGTCTGCGTGAGATGCAGAAAGAATTGATTGCAATGGCCGAAGCAGGCCAGCAGGGGACCGACGCATTCAGGCGATTAGAACAAGCGGCAGGGGAACTGAAGGATGAAATCGGCGATGTAAATCAACGCATTAAAAACCTCGCATCCGACACCAAAAGGATTGACGCTTTTGTTGGTGCGGTGCAGGGCATAGCAGCAGGCTTCCAAATCGCTCAAGGAGCGGCGGCATTGTTCGGCGATGAAAATGAGGACTTGCAGAAAGCAATGCTCAAGGTGCAGGGGGCGATTGCTTTAGCCAACGGGGTGCAACAGGTGGCCAACCTATTGCAGAAGGAATCGGCGGTAATGATGGGAATCAATACGGCAGCGACCAAACTGTATGCGGCCGTTGTTGGTACTGCAACGGGTGCAATGCGAGCATTCAGGATTGCACTTGCGGCAACGGGTATCGGTGCGATTGTGGTTCTAATTGGTCTTGCTGCGGATGCGATGGGCTTGTTTTCAAGCAACACCAAAGAAGCGGCTAATGACCAAAAGAACTTGAAACGCTCCTTGGAAGATACCGCTGGAACGCTTGAGTACTATGAACGGAAACTCAAAGCCAACGGAGCAACCGAGGCAGACCTTGCCAAAATCCGCAGGAAGGCACTTGAAGCAGAAAAGGCTGAACTTGACCGCAAGTTGCAGGAAGATGTCGCTCGCTTTGGGGTCAAAAATGATAAGTACCAAACGGCTTTGCGCCAAGAGATTGAGTTGCTTGACATCAAAATCAAGGAAGAATCCAATATAATTAACCAAGCGGCAAGCACTCTATCAGCAGCAGAAAAGTCAAGAAGGGACAAAGCCAATGCCGATCGCAAAGCCGCCAGTGACAAAGCCATTGCAGATCGGATCGCAGAGAATGAACGCATCGCCATCCTTGCCGCTGCTGAACTTCAAGCGGAGGCCGATTCGGTGGCCTACGAGAAAGCATTGTTAGAGCAGCAGACCGCTGACTTCAACGCATTTGCAGAAGCCTACTTTGCCGAAAGCGATGCCATCCTTGAACACGACCGCAAGAATGCCGAAGAACGCAAGGCCATTGAGAAAGCCGTTGCCGATTACAAGGAGCAGGTCGTCTTTGATTCCGTTGCAGCCATCGGGCAGACGCTCTCCGCATTTGCAGGGGAAAACAAAGGCTTGGCCATTGCAGCCTTGGCAATTGAGAAAGGTGCGGCGATTGCTAATGTCATCGTAAACCTAAACAAAGAAATGGCGGCCAATGCGGTCATGGCTGCGGCCAACCCTGCGAATGTCGTGACGGCGGGAGCGGCGGGTATCGCACAACTCAAAGCGTTCAACACTATGGCCAAGATTCGTGCAGGCTTGCGGATTGCAGCCATTACGGCGGCAGGCATTCAAGCGGGCAAGGCCATCACAAGTGGTGGCGAAGGAGGCGGTGCGCCTTCACCTGCTGGACCGATGCCTTCGGGTGCGGGTGGGGCTGCTGCTCCCCCCATCTTCGCCAACCCCAACACGACCGACCTATCCTCCTTTGGGAACGGCCAAGGCCAAGGGATGCAACCCATGCGGGCCTATGTCGTGGAGCGTGACATCCAGCAGACGACCAGCAGGGTGCGCCGCTTGTCCGAATTTGCAACATTGGGCTAACCGCTACATCTACCACCATGGAACTTCCCGTGTACCGAATGACCGTGGATGAGGTTGACGAAGGCGTGCAATTCGTGGCCCTCGTTGATATGCCTGCGATTGAGAAACCCTTCCAAGCCTTCGCCAAGACCCCGCAAAGATTCGCTGAAACGGGAGAACGCAGGGTGCTGACGGGACCGCTCATGCTTGCCGATACGCCCATATATCGGAAGGACGAGACCTACGGTGAGTACTATGTGGTGTTTGATAAGGCCACCATCCGCAAAATCGTGCAGAAGTATTTCAAGCAAGGGAACCAGCACAATGTGAACGCTTACCACAACGCCGAACTAGATGGGGTCTTCATGTTTGAATCCTACATCACCGACACCGAGCGGGGCATCCTTGCACCCAAAGGCTACGAGGACACCCCCGACGGCTCATGGTTCGGCTCCTTCAAGGTGGAGAACGACGAAGTTTGGGAGAACCGCCACGCCTTCAAGGGTTTCTCCGTGGAAGGCCTCTTCGGCATGAAGAACACGGGCACGGAATTAGAGGTCGCACTTGCGGGCCTCGCAGACGATTTGACTAACTTTTTGCAACATATCCAACCTCAATACAAATCCCAATAACATGAACCTAAAATCAGCCATTGACACTTTGCGGACTGAACTCCGCAAGTTCACAACCCAAAAGCAATCCTTTGCCGACTACAAGTTGGTAGATGGAACCATTGTCCGTGTGGACGGCGACCTCGTTGCAGGTACCGCCGTTTATGTAATTACCGAGGACGAAACCCTGCCTGCCCCCGATGGTGAGCATCAAGTTGAGGGCGTTGGCACAATCAAGACCGAAGGTGGCAAAATCACCGAAGTTGTCGTGGCCGAAGCCCCAGCACCTGCCGAGGAAGTGGCCGTTGCTGCTGAAATAACCCCCGAAGTTGCGGGTGAAGTGGTGAGTGAAATCGCCGAAGGCTACCCAATGGTGGACCCGTTGATGGTTGAAGAAATCGTCAAGAAGCACTTGGTGAGCATCATGGAAGAACTCAAAGCCGCCTACACCGAGATGGGCAAGATGAAGGACAAGATGGCCGCATTTGCAAGTCAAATGGAAACCATGACCGACATCGTAGAG